TGAACGGCCTGATTGGCAGCGAGAGCCTCCGCAAGAAGTACCCCGGCCTGACCATCTACGGCGATATGTTCGCCAACAACCACCGCCGTGTCACCTCGACCAACGGCATTGGCGGCGTGACGGCTCCACAAGTCGCAGCCGACGCCTTTACCGAAGCTCTGACCCACGGCACGCAGCGCCTGCGAGCTGGCATCCAGAAGTTTACGCGCGGGGCGTTCAACCTGATGCCTGATGGCACGCCAGCGGCACTGTACGTCCCCGTCCGCCGGGGCAACGTCGTCGACCACTACGGTCGGCCACAGACCAAGGGCCAGTTTGGCTTGGCGACCTACGTCAGCCCTGATCCGGTCGGCGCTCTGCGCACCAAGACCGGCGACATCCCTGCTCGCACCGGCATGGAAGAGATCGCTGACGATCTGTTGGCCCGTGTCATTAACATCGACGAGCGCATCAGCGTGCTGCGCGGCCAAGCTGCCGTAGCCCCCACGGCCATTGAGGCCAACGCCTTGCGTGATGACATCATCGAGGCGCTGGCAAACCGAGAGCGGATGCTGGAACGTCTCGACCAGACGGGCCGCACCTTCGACGATGTAGCGCCTGTCATCACCAGCGCCCGGACCATGGCCAACTTCCAAGAGGCGATGCCTTACTACCCCGATCACCCTATGGTCGGGCTGCTGGGCGGCATCACTGCCGACGCCAGCAAGCAGGCTGGCCAGCGGTTTGAGCAGGGCATCAGCGGCGTCATTGACGGCGACGATCTCTACGCTCTGGCGGTCGACGCCATGGAGCGGTCGGGCATGAGCGCTGACAGAGCTAAGGCCATCATCAACCGTGGCCTAAAGGACAACGGCTACGACGGCATCCTTGGCACGATTGACGACGAGGGTTTGGCACGCCCCATCGCAGCAATCTTCAACGGCGAAAACGTCCGCAGCTTGAAGTCTCCGGACCTCCCGGTCGACGTCGTCGAAGACGCCATCGCCCCAACCGGCATCGGTTCCCAGTTCTTTGATCTGGTTGCCAGCGAGAACCAGCTTCCCCCAGCGTCGGCTGCCGCGCTTGAAGACCACTTCAACCTAGCCGGTATACCGAAGGCGCTGTCTTCGGCGATGGCGCAATCCGGCACCAAGTCTCGCGGTCGCAATCCCCTGATGAAGGGCTGGGACGTCATCATGGCGGGCGCTGACGGGCGTCTGCGTCGTGCGGGCATGGAGTGGCTGGCCGATAGCTTTGACCGCTTCACCGTCGACCAGACGATTGCCCTTGGCCAGAAACTGATGCCAGTCGTTGATGGCCTGAACCAGCTCCCCGGCATGCCTAAGAACCTGCTCGGCAAGATGGGCAACTACCTGCGCCAAGGCATGCAGGGCAACAAGCTGCCGCTGATGCCAGCCTTCGAAGAGCCAGCACCGATGCGCCGCATCCGGGCTGCTCTGATTGACGAGAGCAAGATCGCCAACCTGCGTGGCGCAGCCGAGCAGGAGATGTTTGCGAAGATCCAAGGCCTGTTCCAGCAGCAGCTCCGCATGATGCAGGCAGAGGGTATCCTCGTAGGCGACCTTGGCCCATCTTATTATCCGCAAGTCTGGAACCCCGACATCGTTGCCCGCGATCCTGAAGGCTTTAAAAGCCTGATGATTGCGTACTTCCAGCGGGAGCAGCCCAACGCATCAGGCGATGAAGCGAAGCAGTTCGCCGACAAAATCTTCACCAACATCACGGAAGGCGACACGGGCGTAGTCGACCTTGATGCAGTCGGCGCGTCCATGACTGACAGCGTGTCGTTCGCTCGGATGCTCAACTTCCACAAGCAAGCCCCCGAGCTGCTCGAAAGTGCAGAGAGGTTCATGGAGCAGTCTCTGATGGCGACCATGGCCCGCTACTTCGATCAGACCGAGCGCGCCATCCAGCAGGCCAAGCACCTTGGTATTCACGGCCATATGGTCAGCGACTACGCCAAGTCGGCACAAGAAGGCATGAACGGCATGATCGAGGTCATGTCGACCGACAGGATCGTCACGACCAAGAAGAAGACCGTCATGGCTGGCGATGGGGGCGTCCTCGAGGAAGATGAGCGGTTCAAGATCAAGATGCTGGATCGGGCTGCCGCAGACGCCGCAGTCAAGGCTGCCCTTGAGAAGATCCGAGGCGGTGGAGATGTCGCTGCCGCAGAGGCGATCCTCATCGCGGCTAACAAAGGCGCCTCGAAGAGTTCGCCACACTTCCAGCGGCGAGCGCGAGCTGTTGCGGCGGCGATGGCTGACTTCCCTGACCCGACTAAGTTGATGAGAGACGACATCAACGCTGCCGAAGGTTACAGCCGCCTGTTGATGCGGAAACCACTGGGCAGTTGGCCTCGATACCTTCGCAGCGCCTCTCGCAACGTGCGGATGTTCAACAACATCACGCTCCTGCCGTTTTCGACCATCACCTCGTTCTCGGACTTGGCCCTGCCCATCATCCGCACCGGCGACTTCAAGGCGGCGTGGCGTGGCTGGACGAAGTACCTTGGCGACGACGACTACCGGAACTCCATCCGCGAGATCGGCGTGGCCATCGATGGCCTTGTCCATGAGCGGATGGCCCAACTCATCGGCGACCCCAGCAACATGGTGCAGTCCACCTTCTTCAAGATGATCGGCCTAACGCCGTGGACGAACCTCAACCGTGCTGGCTCTGCGGCCATCGGCCATCAGGCGATGACGCACCATATGAACGCGCTGAAGAAGATGGGGGCGCAGGCAAAAGGCTCGCCTGCCTATAATTACCACGACCGCTTCCTGAAGAAACATGGCTTGAACTACGACGCCTCCCAGCCGGTGCCTGACATCACCGACGAGAACGTCAAGCGCGCCGTCATTCGGTTCGTCGACAACACCATCTTCTCACCTAAGCCGCAGGACATGCCGCTGTACGCAGCCACTCCATGGGGCGCGATGATCGCCCAGCTCAAGTCGTTCTCTATCATGTACGGGCGGTTCTTTGCTGAGATCATGGGCGACTTCAAGCCCGCCTTTGGCGCGGTTGCAGCGGGCGACTTCAACACCGCCCGCAAGTACATGACCCGCCCTGCCCTGCTGATGACACTCGGCCCAGCGGTTGCCGCTGGCTCGATTGCCACCAAGGACGTGGTCATGGGTCGAGGTGGTGACGAAGGCCAAAGCTTCGGCCTGAACACCGACCGACGCTTCAGCCAGTTTATTGGCAAGGAATGGGCTGACGAAGACCTCGACGCGATGGCGGGCTGGTACTTGCAGTCCTTCCTGCAAGCAGGCGGCGCCGGTCTCTTGGGCGACCTGTTCATCACCACCGCCGAACAGCAAAGCAACGGCGCATACGGGCGTGAGCGGATCACGGAGACAATCCTTGGCCCAAGCTACGGTCTGGCAAACGATATGCTCAAGGTCGGCGAGGCCGCTATCGATGCAGCCACGGGCGGTGACGGCGCTGGCGTCCAGCGTCAGGGCGTTCGTGAGATCGTCAGCCGAGTGCCAGTCGTTGGCGGCATCAGACCGCTGCGTGAAGGTGCTGTCGACCTCGTTCGCGAAGCAGACACCAAGTCCAGCGGCGTAGGCGGCGGACCATTCAAGCGGACAACCTACGGGACGACGAACTTCTGATGGCTGAACTTGCACAACAACTGGCCGCAGGCGGCGCTGCTCTTGGAGCGGCGCTGTTTGGCCTCCTGCTCTACATCGTGGGCCGCAAGGACGCGAAGAAGGCCAGCGACAAGCGGGCCGAGAAGAAACTGGAAGAGATCAAACGTGATGTCGAAGACATTGATCGTGTCGTGCGCACTAGCAGCGACGCTGATATTGACAAGCGGCTGCGCGACGGAGGGTGGTTCCGTCAGTGACGCCTGCCAAGTGTACGACTATATTTACCCGGCGATGGGCGACACTTACGAGACGAAGAGGCAGGTCTTAGCCCACAACCTGCTCCACCAGAAACTCTGCGAAGACTAGACGACCGGCTTGCCTTCGAGCTGCCTGATCCGCATCTCGCAGTAACGCATGGCCTTACGCCAATCAGTTATTTCTGACTGCACGGCATCCATATTCTCATACAGCTTGAAGCCCGCCCGCGCGGAATACTTTGCGACGGCTCCACGAACGTAATAGCCCTGCGGGTCATTGGCCATGATGTACTCGATTGGCTCGATGCCGTTCCGCTCGTTGGCGTAATGATCGGGGTGTTCGATCAGATCGTCACTCGGCTGTGGGCGCCCAAACTCGATAGTCATCGCAAACTTCCTGTGCAGTCTCATTCTTGTGGGTGCAGAACCACCGGCCATCGTCCTGTGCGATGCTGTGCTGGCAGGTCGCGCAATCTGTGTCGGGCTGTCGGCCCTCGCGGCACACGCCCCGCTTGAAGCAAAACTTGCAGCGCCAATCGTCGGGGTTGTCTGTCACTCTGGGGGCGTGCCCGCCCATCACCCGCTCGGCTCGGGCCATCAGCGCGTGAAAGGCGATCTCGTCGAACTCCACGATCTCAGCGTGGTACTCGCTTGTGTCTTTGTTGTAGGCCAGCATCACCGCCTTCTCGAAACCAGCCATCCCCATGTAGGTCTGCATCTGGTCAACGTATTGCGGGTGCGATTTGCCGATCCCATGCTTGACGAAGGCCCGCCACTTGGAGGCGTTCATGGTTTTGATCTCAAGCAGCGCCAGCTCGCCATCGTCCAGCTCAATCTGGCCGTCGATGTTCCCACGGATGTGGCCCCCGTGCATGGAATACGCGAACTGGCGCCCGGTCACAGGGTCACGGTCTAGGACCGTTAGCTTCGACCGCTTGAGATCCCCGACGATAAGATCTTCGGCTTTATGTCCGAAGCCAAAGATCCGCTGAAGCTTGGGAGGAGGCTCATCGTCGGGAAAGCCGCGTAGAGAGAATGAAAGCGCGGCATCACAGGGACCGCCGACGTTACTGCCGCCGATGTAACGGCGTGCCTTCTGGTTGGCCCGAAGGCCAACGAAGCCCTCGTCGATGAGGGTCAGTATGTCGTCGGCGGTCTTTGGCATCAGAACGGGATCGCGTCGTCAAAGTTCTGAGAGGAAGGGGCGGAAGTGAACGGGTCACTGGCCGGAGCCGGAGCTGGCGCTGGTGCGGGCACGTCCGCATCAGGCGCAAAAACGCCCGTGATGTTTTTGTACTGGCCCGTGCTGCCATCGTCCCGGCGGAACGACTTGCCGGGTTCGACCCGGATCGTCACGCGCTTGCCCTTGAACCAGCCGATGTCGTCCGGGCGGTCAGGATTGTGGTGGTCGGTAGCAACCAGATACTGCTTGAGCCGCTGCTCACTGATGCGCTTGCCGACTTCGTTGTCGCTGTACAGGCGCAGCGTGTCGGTCAACGTCCCGCCGGAGCCAGACATATCAAGGCTAAGAGCGCCTGTCTGCGCGTCCCAGTTCACGTCGGTGATCTCCACCTTGTGGACGCCAACGCCCAGTCGCGACGACTGGCTTACGTTGGACAGGTCTAGGTCTGAAAATGCGAAACTCATTTCTTGTCTCCAGTCTGAATTCGCTTGATGATCTCAA